CGGGCTTTTGAGCCTCGGATATTTAGGATTGCTTTCACATCCCCGGTAAGCATACCCTCATAAATGCTGTCTAAAAAATCCGCAGAGGAAGTTTTAATGACCGCATAGTTTTTCTTCACCAAAACAATAGCATTGATTCGGCTCGAAAATTCAGAGTCGCACTGGGGCTGGACATAGCATAAGTCCTGACCGCAATTGAAATTCATAAATTTTTAGCAATTTACACAGCCTTGATTTAGAGGCTGATAGTTCTGTTTTTTCGCTTTGACCTTCACTTGACAAAGGCCAAAATAGGAAGTTATCGTGCTGAAATCTTGGTTGTGGCTCACCTCAAAATCAGTAACATAAAGGGATTGATTGCCGACATTAAAAGTCCTGTGATTCGTGGCAGATTGCAGGGCTTTCAGGGTCGAATCGTCAATCCAATTGGTGTGCAAATTTAGTATTAAATCGGTTCTTACCGAAGTGCTGCGGCTATTTCCATTTGAATCCCGGTAAACAGATACCTGATTCTCAAAATCCGGGCCGGCACCGTTGATTCCAAATCGGACCTGCTGAAACCAGCCATTAAAGTATTCAAAGCCCTCGGCAATGTTATTACCTTGGAACTGAATAATCTGGCTGAATTGGTCGGTTGAATCCACTTGAATAATATTGCTGAAAGCATATACCGCTCCGGTGTAGTTGTCCACAAGGGCTATCCGGTAAGTGCCATCAGGCAGGGTAAAAGGGATTGTGAAGGTGCCTTGGTATTGGGTCGGGAAAAGGAACTGCAAGTCAAGCGTTTCCTGCACCCCGAAAAAGGAAGGTAGGTCTTCGATAACAACTCCGGCCTGAACTGCATTCAATTCAGGACAACTTTCAAAGCAGAAGTTTAGCCGTACCCGGAAAGTTTCGCCAACCGGAATTATTTCGCCGTTTACCGTAATGCCATCGGGCCAATCCAATGCAGATACAGCATCAATAAAGTCCTGCGGGTCATCACTCGGCACGGTGCCAGCGGGCAAGGTTACCAAAGTTGCTATTATAGCCTCTTCTATTGCCGTTGCGCCTCCGGTAGTCGGATTGCTGGCCTGTATCAGAGTGCTGAAATTGAGGTCGAAGTCATCCAGATAGTCCGAAATAAATTTATCCCAATCCAGCCAGTAATTAGGCTCTGAAACGGTAATCAGGTATGGGAAAACAACTGAAAGGCAGTTTGCCTCCGGCCAAACAATCTCAGACTGTATCGGCAATTCATTACCATTGCAATCCACTATCAAGGCTGAAAGCTCTGCATCCTCTGGAATGTTGCTGCCCTCGGTCGGGATATTGACCTGAAAGACATCACCCTGAATGGCAGGAAGAAAATATTCCTGCAATGGCTCCGGGCTGAAATCGCAAAAGTCAAGGTCCAGAAAAACGGACTGATAGGTAAAACCATTGCCGTCCACCTCAAGAGGCAAGTTGGCATTAAAGGCATCGATGTAAATCTGATAGAGGTCAGTTATTCCAGTCGGCTCAGTCGCAATGAAAATCTGCACCCGCCATTGGCCATATTGCTTTTGACCGAGTAAATGCAGGTCTCTGCTGCCATTGGTATTGATTAGCGCAACTTCAAAGAGGTCAGGAAAATAATCCTCAGTTGATAGCGTGTAACTAAGCCCTGAGGGTAATATCCCTGCTGCATTGGCTATAATGGTAGTGGCATCATCCGAATCGACAATAACCGAAATGACCGCCTTTAGGTAGTTTACCCCTCGCAGTTCGTTACCGGAAAGAGGCTGAACCTTGCGGGTTCGCCCCAGTTGGCATGGCCCTGATTGCTGCCAGTCATTATCATTGGCATATCGGTTTACCCAGTTTGGGCCGTCCTGATAAAAGCCAAAAGGATAGACCGTAAAGGCATTGCCAGCCTGCTCCTCAATTTGCCGGATGCGGTCGGTTTTCGGCAGATTCAAGCCTGCACCCAGCCCCACCGCAAAGGGCATCAGATTGGTGTCGGTAAATCGGATGAAGGGCTGCATGGGTTATTACGCCGGGATTACATAGCCAATCCAACCGTGCTGCTCATTCAGGTACAGGTAAGCACTCCCAGCCACATAACCATTGGCAATTGTTATAGCTGCATCGGCTGCACTCTTGTTTTCAAATGAGGGGATGGTGCAAAGCGATATGGCAAAGATGGCACCTGCTGCGGTGCATCCAGCTCCTAATAATCCACTAGTTGGGTCAAATCCGGCCTGCTTTCCAATAAAGGTGCTGCAATTTCCGGTCGATGCGTTTTTCTTTCCTGCTTCTTCACCGATTGCAATCACATTGCTTTGCGTGTTTTCTTCGGCTGCATTGGTTCCAACAGCGGTCACCTGCCCACCTGTCTGCTGCTTTCCAGCTTGGTGGCCGAATAGGTTGGTATAATCGCCATCGTTTTCCCGACCAGCTTCATATCCAATCTGGTTGCAGTAATCTCCGGTGTTTTCTCGCCCTGCTAATGAGCCAATCTGAACGCACTCGGCTCCGGTGTTAGCGTTCCCTGCTTCTATGCCGATTTGGTTGCAGGTGGACCCGGTGTTCTCCTTCCCTGCTTCATATCCAATCTGGTTGCAGTATGTTCCGGTGCTACCTTGACCAGCACTCCCGCCGATTTGATTGCAGCCATCACCGGTGTTCTCGACTCCGGCGTATGCGCCAATCTGGTTGCAGCTGATGCCAGTGTTGCCGTTGCCTGCATTTAACCCCGCCTGAAAGTTACTGCTGCCAACCACTGCCGAAATTGTCGCCTCACCCAGTACAATGGGCTGCTCAAATTCGTTGTTTCCGGTGAATGTATTGTCGTCATCGACAAAGGCCGAAGCCGAAATAGATTCAGTCTCGACCTCCCGATGCTTTTCCGGGGTGATTAAATTGGTTGAATTATCTGGAAGATTAGCATCAACAAGCGTCTGCTGTTGAACTCTGGTATTAGCCATAACCGTTTGAATATGCTGATTGTGAATAGGCCCGCCCAACTGGAAGTATCGGCTCAGTCGCTACCAAAGTAAACTCGGTTTCGCCGCCTGCCTCCCCTGTTGGAGTGTTCTGACTTTCCATCAAGAACCCTGCAAATATACTACTGCCACAGGAAAATTGAATCACCTTTTTTCCATCGGATTCATATTTCAAAAAGTCGCATAATTCCTGAGGCACCTTAAAAGTGTACTCGACCGGATTCACAAGAATTGCCTCGGTCGAAAGAGCTGTCTCGATGTTGGCATTTTCGAAAATCGTGGTGTCCTCATCATTCACTTCGTTGCAGACATAAGGCAGGTCATCATTTCCGAGCCTGCTGCCCATCTGAGTATAATATTCGCCTACCTGAAAGAACAGCTTTTTTTCGGCAGTAGGTAGGCCATAGGTATTCATTCCGAGCCATTTCCACCACCTGATTGCAATCCGGGCAGGAGTGTTGATGATGTTGTAGATGTTGGCAATCGGGGCATCGCAAAAGTCGATGAAATTGCTGCCATAGCTGACCGTTCCCGGGCCGAAACTGAATTCGCCTGTCTGCCCTGCAACTTCGTAGCCTGTGCCTGCAATATCCTCAAAGCTGACCGTCTCCCGATTTAGCCAGATGATGAATAACTCGTAGTCATTCGGCCTGTCGGATGTACCAGAGTTGTCCTCAAAGAATTGCAACCGCCGTGAATACTCGATTGCATAGCCAGAGCCAATAATATCGGTCAGCAGGTCCAGCTTCTTTGTTGCGCCGTTTTCCATGACTTTATTCCGCACATGGTATTCCCGATTCGTGTGCATCTCGAAAATACCGGATAGGGCAGTGTTCTTCCAGTTCTCGTTAAACCCTACCGAAATATTCCCGAAAACCAAATCCAAGTTTGGCCGCCTCGTAATCCCGGAGACATTAAAGAACTCACTGGTAATAGTCCTCTGGAAGAAGTACGACCTCGGCTCTATTCGGATGAACCAGTCGCCATTCTGGTCTTGCTCAAACTCCCATCCTAAACAGAAGATTTTGTCGATGGCATCGAAAAAGTCCTTGTAAGTTGTCGGTATCTGCGGTTCGGCTTCTTCCAGTAGCTGACCATTCCGGATGAATAGCCCGGTTGTAATCAGGTGATTCCACTGGCACCCGCCGTACTCAAAGTAATCACTTCGCACCCGGCCTGCTTGACCTGTCATCTTGGTAACTATCCGGTCAAGAAAATCGTAAATGTAAACGCCCCGGCAAAGGCTTGCGGAGTCTCGGTTGTATTCGGTATAAGTCAGGTAGTTTTCTTCTGGGTATGAAAAGTCAATATTACGTGATATTGTATTGGACGGATTACCGGCCTCTTTTGCATAGTCTGCAACAATAACAAATCGGTCTCCCGGATTTAAGGTAAGGCTATAATTTGTAAAAGTATATTCTAAGTCTCTGTATATGTTATCATTATACATTAACCCAGCCATTAAAAGGCCTTCAAAAATTATATTATTGCCTGAATCAATTATGTAATAAATTAAATTTTGGCTGAATATGCCTACAAAAACAACGTGCCTTCTATACCTGAATTTTACTTTTCCATTTAAAATAAAAGTCCTTGCATCATTGGCATTGTTTTGAAAATAAACATTTGTATTTGGTACCCCAAAGTTTATTCCAGTTGGGTTTGTTAAAAGGCCAAATGGACCTTTAAAATCATTGTTCTGCACATATAATGGCAATGTGTATCGTGAGCCTCCAAAATGCGGCCCGCTTGCCGCTAGCTGCTTTGTTACCCCCTGCAAATACAACTCCTGCGAATGCAGCGTTACCTCGCCCAAATTAAACGGCCCGACATCGGTGCCATCCAGAGCCGTTTCATTCAGCAGGTCCAAATCGACATCCTGATTGCGCAAAAAGGCTTCTCGCCATTGGTCCTCAATTATGCTGACCTTTACGCCGTCGCTGCACCCATCGCAAATTTCGGTTTCTTCATAGGTGCTGAAATCAATTTGGCCTTCAAAGGACCATTGGCTGCCCTCGAAAACAAAGTCGGATTCTATTCGGACATCAACCGCTCCGTTGATAAATTCATTGACAAATATCAAGCGCAATATCGCTGCACCATTAGCCATCTGAGGCATCCGGTCTTGGTCGCCTGTGAAGGTTAATCCGGTGGTGAAACTCTGGTCGATGCCATAGCTATCCATCCGCTTGATTGCGAATATCACTTGATCCCAGCCAACAGGTTCATCGACCTGCTGGTTATTCAGGAAAAACCGGTAATTCATAGGTTTGCGCCTCTCTTTTTATTCAGGATTTTGGTAGTCCTATTCCCCTTAGTAACATATCGCTCCAGCCCTCTTTCGGATATTTCCAAAGACTGAACTGGCATTCCCATAATTGCCTTTGCAATCGGTGCCGTATCGATTGCCGACCATTCATTGCGGCCTCGTGAAAGAGTCGAATTTCCAGCAAGCAATTCCCGTGTCTTTGGTGCCGTGATTACATCTGCACCCCTCGGCAGATAAGTCAGCGTTGCCCGGTCAGGTGTCAGGTAACTGCCTGAATCGGTCCTTACCAACTCCCGGCCTTTTTCCCCTACGATTGCAGGACCGCCTTCAAAGTTTTCAACCCCTTTTGCAAATTCAGGAACTGGCTGGGCAAGGATGAAGCCAATCTGCAAGGCAGCGGATGCAGCGGCAATAGTGGCTAGCGGTGCCGTTACAACTCCGGCGGCATACTTGGCAATTATCGGGGCTGTGTTGAATATCACATTGGCAATCGCCTGCATTTGGTCAGCTTTGAATTGCTTTAGCCGAGCCTCTCTTTCGGCTGCCCTGCGCTTTTCCTCAATCTCAGTGATTTTCTGCACATTGCCGTCTGCCAGCCTGATTTCTTCATCGAATTGCCGCTGCTTTCGGGCAAGGTCATTGGCAGCATACTGAGATTGCAGGTTGAATATTGAGTTTACAGTCATTTGGGCCAAATCAATAGCCATGCGCTCTGCTTCTTCCCGGGCTTTCTGCTTTTCTTCCTGCAACTTCTTTTCAGCTGCAAGTTCAGCATCTGCGGCCTCTTTTGCGGCCTTTATGCGAGCATCATTAGAAGCCTTGCGTTTTTCATCCTCGTCATTCCGGTTTTTGTCCATTACTTCTTTCATTTGCAGTTGAAAATTGTTTTCCTCTGCAATCAAGTCATCATTTGCCTTTTGCCGATTCAGTTTGGTAATCTCTATTTCTGTTTTATCGATTGCCACCCCTTTGGCCGCATACTCCCTTTGTAACGATTCCAGACTTTTCAAGTAGTTTACTTCGGCACCAAGTTTGGCTTGTGGTTCGGGAACATTGCCCTCTACTGATTTCAGTAAGACTTCATATTGCTTTTGAATCTCAATCAGTTTGACTTTGGCATCGTACTCCTGCTTTAGTCTTTTTAAATTTTCCGCACTATTGGTTAGCGATTGTTCTTCTGATTTTTTCCTTTCTTCAGACCTTTTCTTTTCTACATCCATCGCTGCCTGATTCATTGCTTCCAAATCAGTCTGAATCTTTTTAGATTCCGATAAAGCGACTTTGGCAGCTTCCATTTCCCTCTTTTGTCGAATTGCAAAGCCGCCGCCTTTTTCATCTTGAGTTCTTGACATAGCAATTGCATAGGCCGCTTCCGTTTTATCCGCTTCCTTTTGCAATTCAATAGTTTCTTTTTTGACTATTTCCAGCCTCTTGCTTGAATTTATCTGCGCATTTTTAATGGCTGTATCTGAGGCCGATTCAAGTTGCTTGACATAAATATTGTAACTGGTACCTTGTCGCTCCTGCAATTTCGATTCTTCGCTTTGAAACAGATTTTTAAGTTCGACCAAAAAGGCAGCGGTAACCTGAATTGACTTTTTGTAAATCGGGGCAAGATTGTTACCCACTGCATTCAGAAATAAATCCCAAGCATCTCCCAGATTGCTAATTGACCCCTCTAATGTATCAGACTGAGCCTTCATTGCGCCAGTTACCCCGGTAACATCTCCAAGGGAGACAATGTAATCTCTTATCGCCGTGTTCGTGTTCTTAACGGTGGTTTCAACGCCTTTAAAAGTAAATTTAACTTCATCCCCCTGCTTTTGCGCCCGGATTCCAAATTCCTTTAATCGCTCAAATTCACCAACCTGAGCATCAATAATGGCCTCTGCTAATTGGTCAAAGTTTTTCCCGGTAGAAGATGCAAGGTCTCCCAACTTAACAATCTGAGCATTAGTCGGCTGAAAACCCTGATTTGCAAGTTTTACAAAAGACCTCGTTAATTCTTCAACGGAAAATGGCGTCTTTGATGCCAATTCTTGAATCCGCACCAACGCCCCTTGTGCAGCACTATCAGAGCCAAGCGTGTTTTTTAGGACAGCACTTAAGGTTTGAAACTTTCCGGTTACTTCTAATGCAGCCTTTCCAAAGTTTATGATTGCAGTTGCGGAAAAAGCCCCGGCAATTAGTGGACCAAGTTTCCCAACCACTCCAGACATCTGGTTCATGCCAGAATTTGCGCTGCTCAATCCCTGACTGACCTTTTCAGCCCCGGCCTTGCCTTCGTTGCCCATCTTTTGGAATTGAGCCGTCAGCCTTTTGGCTTCAGCAAGTGCAGCCTGCTCATCTTTGGTCAGGTTGGATAACTTGCCTTCAAGTTGGGCCAGCCCGGAGACATCCCCGAGCTTATAATTGACTACAATGTCGTTTGTGCTTATCGTTGCCATAGTGCGCCAAAGATAAGGATTTCCGGCGACCTGCGGCAGGCAACTTGCGGGCAGGCAACCTGCGGCCCGCTACCTTCCAGCCTTGTGCAGCCGGATCAGTTCTTCTTTAACCACATTGTGCTTCCAGATACCCATCACTTCCAATTCCTGATAATCTCGAATAGAGCCTTTTGTGATTCTAACAAGTTCTGCAATTCTGGACTTGTTTCTTCTGGTGTACTCAGCATAGTAGCTACTTCCAGATGGTGGATTGCCTTTATTGCCTCGGATCGCATAAGAGTTGCCAAATTCTGCTCCCAATCTTGCAAAGAGGGCAGAAAGTTTAATATTGGCAGATTCAAAAAAAAATCTGGGATATCGTGGCTTTCGGCCCAGTGCTTTGCCTTTGAAACGCCGTATTGATAGTTGTAGGTAGTAATATCCTCGGTTTCATCAAAGTACAATACGGTTGCCAACTTCATTCTGAGGGTTAGATTGGTGGCCAAACCAAACCGCTCTTTCAGGTGGCTATTCAGCACCGCCAATTTGGTCAGGAGTGCTTCTTTGGTCTTTATCTTGCTATCCATCAGGACCGCATCCACCGCCGCCATGTGCTTCTGCAATATTGCCGGACTGATACCCCATTCTAACTCCTCATAAATATCCAGAGCTGCATTTGCTCTGGTGTAAGGAATGTATGGCTCAGAAATGAAGCGGTAATAGTTGCGCCCGCCGGAAGTAAAAGCATACTCGATTTTATCCCGCCATTCCGCTGGAGCTGCACCAGCGTAGGCTTTACTCGCCTCGGTAGATGTATCGGGCAAAGGCTTCGTTTCCGGCATAGACCCAGCCGAAGCCGAAGCAGACCTGCCAAAGAGGTTGAATAATGTTTGCATCACTTGGAGTTAAGAGGAAAAGAATGTAGAGCCACGGAGCCATACAGAAAGGACAGCGGCCTAATGGTTTATTCAACCGGTATGGCAGCCGGTCAATCAGATTGCCGTACCAATGCAGGTATGGCACCTCGTCCAGACAATAGGCAAAGAACCAGCAAAAAAAAGCGGTCGATATTGCACTGACAATCATCGCCTGCCGCCCCTTGGTCCTTTTGGCCGCTTTGTGCCGCAGTTACATTTGAACTTCATGTTTGCAAAGGTAAGAAAAAAACCACTTGAAATTTCCAAGTGGCTTTCAGTCCATTTTTATCGAATCACTACAAAAACGGATTCAGCTCTCCGGTTGTCGAATCAAATTCGCCAATCTCAAAGCTGATAGTATCATAAGTCTTTCCGCCCTGCTCAAATGTTACCAGTTGGCCGGAAGGACTAAAGTATTGCAGTTGGTATAAGCCGCCGTATGGATTAAAAAATCCGGCATCGTAGTCTTGGGTAAGGATGACAACCTGACCTGAAACTGGGGCTTCGGTTAGCGTTATCTTTTGGCCCTTACCGTTGGTTATCTGAATGGTTATCTCAGCCTCAGAATAGGCAGGCGGTACATGGATGAATAATCCCTCCATGCAATCCGGCAGCAGGGTGCAGACTTTCAGGATGTTCTTACAGCAACTCATGGGGCAAAGTTACTACTTTTCGCAATTTTGTCGCCAAATTCTTGCAGCCCATATTCCGCAACTATCTGGTAAAAGTTGGTAGTCAGGTAATACCGCAAGGCATCCAGACAGTGGCCGATTTGTGGATTTTCCTTTTTCCAAGCATCCAGACTTCCATCATTGTTTATCCGGGCCGCTTTCAGGTCAGCAATCAATTCAGGCATAAAAGTAGCGGCAAATAAGCCCTCGTTGTGGTCGTGTAAGGAGAGTAGAACCTTGCCGTGTTTGAAAACCAGATTGGTATGAAGACGACTTGAAATGTAGCGTGGGTTGGCATTGGGAATGTGCATTTGATAGGTCGGGTCGAGGTGCAGGTAATTGGCAATCAGTTGATAATTGGACTTGTTATCACTTGTCGCCTCATTCGCATTTTTTCCGCTTCGGTCGCCGTTTATGTGGTATTCGAATCCCGGATATTCGGCCAATATGGTTTGGCACATCGCTTCCAAATCGTGCATCCGGTAAACCTTCAGCACATGGACATTGCAATAGTAGCGGTCCTTCGGTGCGTTAATCGTGTGCTGTGCTACAAGGCAGGTGTTTCCGCCATTGGCAGAGTTGAAATCAAAGGACAAATAAAGCGGCATCCCGGGTTTGGCTTTGATTGCGCCCCGGAAGACATGAACCGTCTCATCAAACTCTTTGGCAAATAGCTTTTCTTTATCCCAGATACCCCAGTGGCCGAGAGCATAAATCTCGTACATCGTTTCATTCACTTCCCGAAGGGCTTCCATGCGGGTAATGTAATTGGCATCCAGAAAGCTCAAGGCATCCCGGTAGGTGCCATGCAGTCGCAAGATTTGGTCCTGCTCTGCTTCCGGTACCTCGTCAAAGAACCGCTTCTTTATCCAGTGGGTATCAGATACCGGGTTAAAAGTTAGGAAGAACCGCTTTTGGTGATTGGACTTTCCACGCAATCGAAGGGTTATCTGGGTAAAGTCATCCAGAAAAAGTTCGGTCGCTTCTTCAATCCAAATGTATTTCGCCTGTGAGAGTGATTTCAGCTTCTCCGGGTCATCGCAGCCGAGGAAAACTATCTTGTTGGTACCCGAATGAATCTCCATGTAACCGGGCTTGACCTGAAGAAAATGGTTTA